AATAACTTTAATTACTTTGGTCATATCAACCCAATATAATTTAAAGTTTTCTGGATCTCGTACAAAAACCTGATCACCATATTTTAAACAGTTTCTAAAAACTTTAAACATGCGTGTAGGCATTTCATTTAATTTACTCCATTGTTGTAATTGTGTTTTTAACAATTCAATTTCGTGTGGAGTAGGATCATCTTTCCATTGTAAACTAAATGGAGTATTATTATGTTCATTTTTCTGTGTGCTGAACTCAGCAATAATATCTAAACAGGCATTAATTTCAGCATCTACATCCATCATTTCATATTGGTTATATCGTTCAATACGATTCGGATGACCAGTATAAACTTCTGGTAAACGGCTACCGTAATTTTTATAACCAAATTCTTGGTTATCCCATCCGCCTGTTGGTGATCCATTTTGCCCTGGACTTCCGTTCCATGCACCTCGGTTGCTATTTCCACCTGCAATTGGACTCATTGTTCCTGCAGCGTTAACTCTTGAAAATCGTTTTTTGTATGTCATAATATTACTATATCTAATATTTAGCGTTATGCCCTAGAATACTTTTTAATTTCCGACTGAGTATCGTTCAAATCACTTAGTTCAGAAACTACGTCATCCATCTTTTGGTATAAGTTTTGAACCAAATCCATTAAGATAGAATTATCAGGTTGCATACTTGATGTTGTAGTTGTTGAAGATTGTGCAGGCGTTTTTGACATAACATCTAAAATAGAATTTGGTGTTAGTCTCTTAATTAATTCATTACCATGAAGTGTGGCATTATATCCAGATTCCGGACCTGATGCAATACCTTCTAGGTTTGCACTAACTTCAAAATGTACTGGATCTTTTTCTCCATAACGTTTAAACAATCCTACTGCTTCTAATGCACCCATTGCTCTTGGATCACTCTTACCTTCTTGTATATCCACTGCTGTTCCATTAGTATGAGCATTATTTTTTCCAGGTTCTCCTACTAGCATTCCAGTAGGTCCTATTCCAGGTCTGCCGGCTTTTACTGTTTCATTATATAATTCTGTTTGTTCTGCAAGTGTACGAGCCGCACTATTAATTGTTAATTTGCTACCTGATGCTTGTTTATATATTTCTGCCGCTTGCAATACTCTTTCTTGCATCTCAGCAGGTAACATCATAAAATGTGCTCTATCTCCTGATTTACCTGTAAAGTTTAATAAATCATCCATTCGTTTGTCAGAAGAAGTTTTTTCTTTACCACCAAATAAAGATGCTCTATTTTGGTATAGGCCAAAGCCTGCACCTAATACTCCACCTACTGCAGCACCTATTGCAGTACCCACACCTGGTACTACACTACCTAATGTAGCACCTAAACTTACTCCAGTTAACGCACTTGAACCAACATCCGCGACAGCGGCTCCGGTTGTATTACCACTACTTTCAAGTGAACTACTTACCATACCTAAACCTAATCCGCCCAATGCAGATACACCACCTACTACAGCACCTGCACCTATTTTAGAACCACCTTTACCACCTTTATCTCCCTTTGCACCGGCGGCTCCGCCTGGAGCAGCTCCGCCTTGACCAGTCATATTCATAATTGCAATTTTAGCCAATGCTGTGGCTGCACCAACTGCCGCAGCTGCAAGCGCAGTTAACACTATTGTTGTTCTATTGAATCCTGATATCAATGGATTGCCTGCTGCAACCAATTGGTCAAATGCTACTTTGGTTTTTATTTCAGCAGTAGTTAAACTATTACGTGCAACTTGTGCTGTATCAGTAGCAGTTTTTAAGCCAGTAATACCATCTTTAGGACTTCCTATTGCTAAATTAGCTGAGGCTCTTGCTCTTTCAAGGTCTTTACCTGTTAGTTGTGCAGTTTTGGCTAATAGTTCTTGATTAACTCCAAACTGTTTTCCTAATTCTGGTCCACCAAACTGAAATGCAGTATCTAAGTTTGAAACTACATTCCCTACTTTTTCAGTAATATCTTTTGCATTTCTATCAAATAAACTATCAACCTCTGCACCAGGCTTTGCTTTCTTTAAATCACTTGATAGTTTACTTGCATCTACTCCTAAATTAGCAAGACCTGCTGTAAACTTATCATATGCACCAGTACGTGCTAATCTTCCTAATTGTAAACCTGTCTCTTGACCAAATCTAGTTACAGCCTGTTCAACAAATTGTTTTCTTGCACCTTGTTCTGCTTTTATTGCTGCTGCTTCTTCACTTCTACCTTCAGCATTTAACTTTCTAATTTTTTCATCTTCAGACCTAGTTCTGATCATTTCTTCAAATTGTTCATTAGCAATTTGTTTGTCTTTTTCTAAAGATTTGATATCTTTACCAGTTAATGAACTTAACTTTAATAAATTTTCTGTATACTCTAATGATGCTCTTTGTAATTCTTTAGCATCTCTAGTTTGAACTGCATAACTTCTACCTGATAACTCTTGTAACTTAACATAACTGGCTTGTGAGTCCATTAAATCTTCTTGGCTAAGTCCTAAACGTTGAAATGCCTCACGTTGTTCAGTACTGACCGCAACCATTCGTGCAAAAGTTTTTGTACCTTCACCTACAGTTGAACCTAACGATATCATGCCGGTTCCGACAGATTTTACAGATTTGGTTAATATCTCAATGTTGCCAGTAAACAATCCAGCACCATGTGCCATATCTAAAATTTCTCTGGATGTAAACTGTCCAGCAGTTCCCATCTTAGACATGTCATCAGATGCTTTTAATACTGCATCTGCTTGTTTAGTATAAAGTTGAGTTACAGTTGTTAATCCTTTAACAAAGGATCCAATTGCTAATCCAGCGACTCCGAAATTTTTACTCAGTGATAGTACTGCATCTCCGGCAACTCCTAGTGTTGAGTTATATTTCTCAAAACTAACCTTAGTGCTCATTATAGCACTACCTAAACTATCAAAGGCCTTTGATGCTGAATAAGCCGCATCTCTTATATTATCATATGCTTGCTGTTGTTGTTTCGAAGCCTCTCGCATTGCTTTGGCTTGCTCAGTATTACCTTTAATCGCGGCTGAATTGGCTTTGGTAGCATCAGTTGCTTCTTTAGAAGAACTAGCGATACCACCCAATGATGCAATGGTATTTGGCAGGAGATCATTCAATTCCTGCATGTTTCTGTTAAATTCTGATATGGTGTTTGGGTCTAAATTTTCTGCCACGTTTTTATCCACTAAATATGTAATTGTATTTAGTATTGGGCAAAGAGCCCGTTTTTATCAAGGAACATAAATGACAGTAGAACACAACCCGTTAAAACAGTATTTCCGTAGACCCTCTATATATTTGAAACTTCCTAGCAGTGGAAGATACTATGATCCAAATGTAATTGAACTCCCTGAATCCGGGGAATTACCAGTATATCCAATGACAGCGATTGACGAAATTACAAGTAAAACCCCTGATGCATTGTATAATGGAACTGCAATGTCAGACATTATTAAAAGTTGTATTCCTGGAATTAAACAACCATGGAATATAAACAGCATTGATTTTGATGCAGTACTTATTGCTATTAAATCTGCTTCAGGTGGCGATGACCTTGAGATTACATCAACATGTCCAAAATGTGAAGATAATGGAAGTTATGGAATTAGTTTAGTTGGATTGTTAAGTCAACTAAAAGCAGGTGGTTATGATACACCTATGCAAATTAATGAACTTGAAATAAAATTTAGACCATTAACATATAAAGAAATGAATGAAGCAAGTTTAGGTCAATTTGAAGCACAACGTATATTTGTATCAGTTGAAAGTGAAGAAAACACAGAAATTAAATCTAAGAAAATACAAGATGCATTAAAATTAGTAACTGATGTTACCATGAAGATATTATCACAAACAATTGTATATATTAAAACATCTTCAGCATTTGTTGACCAAAATGAATATATCCTTGATTTTCTAAGAAATTGTGATAGAAATACTTATGTTGCTATACGTGATTATAATACAGCATTAAAAGAACAGACAGAAATTAAACCTTTAAAAATTAAATGTGTAGCATGTGGACATGATTACGAACAACCATTCACATTGAACACCACTGATTTTTTCGGATGAGGCTTCTAAGACTTGACCATGAAGGTGTCAAGAAGCTGATAGATCAAATGGAAAAAGAATGTGAAGGTATCAAAAAAACTGCTATCACATTATCATGGTACATGAGAGGTGGAGTCTCATATGAGGACATACTTAATATGTCAATGTTTGAACGAACTCAAATAAATGAATTGGTAGAACGTAATATTGAAACTACTAAAAAGACACAATTACCATTCTTCTAACCATAACTATTCATTTATCTTTTCACTTGTTTTCTCTTAAGAGATGAGCGGTGCTCATCTAAGAACTCACTTCGTTCGTTCTTTGTTTTTACAGTTATATATTCTTTTATAAACTTTATATCTTTTATATCAGGGAAGATATATTGCCGCTTTGAAGCCATGGTAGTGCTATTAAGCACTACCAGTAGTAAAGGGTATTTGCCATGCCCGTCATCCATAGTTATTTCTTCCCCGTGTATTCAGCTATTTGTTGCTAACACACGCTACCGGTTGCTCTGTAAAGTTTAAGGGACTGTAGTGAAGATATTGACTTTTAATCAATTCCTCCGCAACGCACATTCTATGATGCAGAAATAAAGTTATCATAGACTTGTTGAAGGTTCGCTTTGCCGATTGCCTTCTCGGTATTCCATAAGTATCGCTACTTATGCTTACTCCAGATCCGTCAGCACAGCACTATCTGTACAAACTCAAGGAGGTCCTGCAACCAGGACAACTAATTTTTATTTTATATATTAAGATTAAATTTGGGAATTATTATTTGACTTGGTGTCTGTTGAATATTGTTTTAAAATATCGGTGTTGAAATTAAAGAAACTGTCAAATTCAAAAATTGTCCAGTCTCCGTATTTTTTAGAGGTGTAATAAATGAAATTATCAGCGACCCATGTTAGTTTGCTTTGTACACATACATAGCGACCTTTACGATTAAACTTCATAAAAAGAATGTTTATATCATCAACATCTGCTACATCCATGAGTTGTGCTATCCAGCCATCTAGTACTTTACAATCCCCAGTAAGTATTAGATGAAATGGGAAGTCTGCATAAAATTTACATTCAACATTCATTTTCTTAAAAGATTCTCCAGGAACTACGTCCCCTTTAAAACTACGAATTTGACCTTCATGTAAAAACTCTGTGCGTTTTTGATTCTTCCCACCCACATATGCTCCGGATCCAGGTGCACGAATGAAACTCTCATTGTACTTCTCTGTTAAATATTTTGCGATTTCTCGTTCAAAACCTGAACCTTTTGCTTTTTGTGGACTTGGCATACTGTTACTTATCTGAGGATTCTATATTTAAAATTATTCTATATCTGTAGATGTTGCATAGCTAGTAAAACCGTTCTCTTTAACGACCTTTAACACGCTTGGTACTCTACCCGCTAATTCTTCACGGTGAGAGACTAACCAAATACTCTTTTGACGAGTTCTGGACATGTCTTTAAGAATAGCAATAGAGTTTTCTACACCCATTGTGTCAAGGCCGCTATCAATAAGTTCGTCAATGAATAACGTATTGATAGGAACGTATAAATTCTCCCAAACATCACGGAACGCAAAACTTAAACCTAATATCAATCTATTACGTTCACCACGTGAAAGATTGTCAAAATCAAGTTCACGACCTAATTCTGTAATCTCTACTTGTAAATCATTTTTAAATATAACATTATGTGGTAAACCAATCTTATCTAAGTAATGAGTTAATCTACTATTCAAATAACTCAAGTTCTGGTCAATAATCTTTTTACGAACAAAACTATCTTTACTAGTTAATAAATCTAATAAGAATTTTTGATGTTCTAATGTTTTTGTTAATTTATTAATTATTTCAAAATCTACTGTTTGTAATGCCTCACGTTCCATATCAGCAATCTGTTCTGAATATGGATCAGTCTCAATCGCTTTTTCTTCTAATTGTGTTGTAATATTAGATAACTTACTACGATGTTCAATAGCCTTAGCCTCAGTATCATAATGTGTCTTTGGTTGAGGACCTAATACAACAGGTGTATGCTCACTTAATTGTTCTGCATATGGATCAGTCTCTGCTTCTTTTTCTAAAACTTTAATACGAATATTTTCTAAATCACTGCCATGACGAATTGCTTCGGCTTCTGTTTTATAATATGTCTTTGGTTTATCACCTGGAACAATATCTTTATCATTTTGTTCTTTATACTGATTTAACAATGTAGTTACATGAAACTGTGCATCTTCTAGCATCTTTTCTTTATCATATAAAACCTTAGTATGTTGTTCATCATGGAACTCTTGTCCACATGCATAACATTTATGGTCATTTAATGTAGCAATCTCTGCGGTTAGTTTACTAATTAACTTGTTTTCTTTATCAATATCTTTTTGTAATCTTGCAAGTTCTTTGTTACGGTTATCAAGTTCTATTATTTTAGTGTTATGTACAGCCAATTCTTTATGTGCTAATAATTCAGTTACAATATCAATATGCTCTAGTTTAGTTGCACTAATTTCTAAATCACTAATATCTTTATTTTGTTTCTGTTTCCAAGCAGTTTGTCTGGCTAATAATGCATCATATAAATCTTGTTGCTTTTTCTTTTCATTCCATATGGATAATTCTTTATGAGATGATAATTCCAAAACAATATTAATTTTATCTAATTCTTCAAACTGTGATGCTAGATATGCTAAATCACTATCGTGTTTAGTTTTCCAAAGACCTTTGCGGCGTTTTAAACTTTCAATTTGTTCTTTGACACGTTTATTTGCCTCTTCAATTGCTCTAACTCTAAATTCCTCTTGAGAAATATCATCTTTAATATTTTTCATCATCTCTTTGATGACTTCAGCCTTTTCAGATAATAATGTTATTCCCAATAATTGCTCAATAATAGCACGTTGCTCATTTGATTTAAGTGCTAGGAATGGTTCTGAATATGTATTTAATGCAACAATATGTCTAAACATGTCACTAGACATATGAATGACTTTTTCAATTGATTCTTGTGTTTCTTTATTTTCACCCTGGGCAGAGTCTTCTTGTTTTTGTAAACTGTTATTTACATAATATTTTAATAGATTAGGTCTACGACCGCGTTCAATTTTATAATCTACTCCATTTGCGTTGAACTCTAGTGTAACTAACATATTCTTTGCGTTAGTTCTGTTTACTAGATTGTCTTTACGAATGTTATTAATAGGAACACCAAATAATGCATAACTTAGTCCCTGTAT